CGCAACGCGGCTGACACTCGTTTGGAAAACACGGATTCTCTCCTGACAGATTCTCGCTATGTCCTCAGTGGACTCGCACGACGCGAACGCCACGTAGCGGTCCAACTCGTCCAGAACGGCTTGCGCGTACAAAGCGTCCACCTCGCGCCGCATCGCGTCCACTTCGGCGTCATCGCCGACAACTCTGGTGAGCGACACCAGCGGCTTCAGGTTCACGAACCTACTGATGGAAATGGGCGTTGACGCCGAAATCGTAACGGAATCTCCAGCCTTGAACATGATGCCCCCGGATAGCAGTAAATCGGTCCGGCACGATGCCGGACCGATTTACGCTGCGTAAATCTACTTGCTGAACCGCCGCTTCATCGCCGCCGACGCAAGCGGCTTGTTGGGAGAAACGCTCTCGACCGACGGGGGGGCTTCTCCTGAGTCGCCCTTGACCTTCCTGCCCGACTTCGGACTGTCGGCGAAGCCCACGATGTAGTTCTCCGGCACGTCGTACACCGCACCGTCCGCATCGGACTCCACGCCGTAAACGTACTCTCCTCCAGAACGGTTCACGTCGAGCACCTTGCCGGACAACAGTACGGGACCGTCATCCTCAGTCCGGTAGCGAACACGGTCGTCCGGCTTGTACTTAGCCGCCGGTCCGTCGGCATCCTGCGCCTTCGGCGCACGCCGTGGGGGCGCATCCTCGTCGTCGCTGGCGTCCTCGTCGTCGCTGGCGTCATCATCATCGTCAGTGTCCTCGTCGTCATCGACGGACTTCGCCTTCGGCGCGCGGCGGGGGGGCGCGTCCTCGTCGCTGTCGTCCTCATCGTCATCATCGCCGGCGTCATCATCGACGTAGAGAACGTCGTCCAGACCGTCCTGCTTCCGATAACTCGAAGGAACCGGCTCGCCGGTCAACGCCTCGTAAATCGACTCAACGACCGACCAATCCGTGAGGTAGATGTGGTCGCGCACGTTGAAGTCGGCGGCGGCCTTGAGCAACCCCTTATGCCACGCGGGGTCTTTCTCGTCGCCCGGCCGAAGCGCGCCGAGCGGAGACGGGTCGCAGAACTTGACCGTCCATGTAACCCGGTCGCCCTGCGACTTGCGCCGCAGGATGATGTCCCGCCCGCCGTTGGGATCGAGGATGTCGTCCCCGCCCTCACTCGTGTCGTCCTCGCTCTCGCGCATGTAGTCGCTGATCTGCGTGAACGCGATGGGCTTGAGCGGCAGAACCCGAATGTTGGGGGCGTCGGGGCTTCCAGGGTCCAGACGGTCATGCACAGCCGCGTAGAACTCGGTGCTGGGGTTGACGACGCTCCGAGCCTTCTGACGGGCCTTCTTGTTGGCCTTCGCCAGGTAATCCATCACGGGGCAACGAAACCCGAACGTCTCGACCGACACCGTGTGCGCCTTGCAAGCGTCGCTCCACAGCGTAACGACCCGAACGGCGGTCGTCGGGTCGCCCTCCTTGCGGGGAAGGATTCGGTAGCGGCCCTTCGTGAAGGAAGCGTTGCAGCGGATGAGCACCGACCTTCGCATCGAGGCGGAATCCGCCATCAGCCTCGCGCGAACTTCCGGGGAAAGTTTGGGCATGACACCCTCTCCTGAAAGAAACCAGCCGCACAGGGCATAGAGTCATTAGCGGTCATCGACCTGATTGGACTCGTTCGCCATCAGGCGGCGTAGAACAAAAGCGCGATGCTCCACCGCATCGCGCACCGATTGAACCAACTCGTCCTGTTCCTGCAACTCGGACAGCCGCTTCCGCGCGGCCACCACGTCCCGGTCGGTATCGACGTACTCCCCGACCAAACCGAACTCGGAACTGCTACGATCCGTCTCCTCGTCAATCCATTTCCGATAGACGCGGCGCGACATGGCGACCAGCCGCGTCAGCCGGTCCTGCTGGCGACGAACAGCAGCCGCAGCACGCGCGGCCTGCCAGTTCCAGAACGCGAGGCGCGCCGGCGCTTCCGACGCCTGCTCAACCGCCCTCGCCGCATCAATCGCAACTTCGTCAGCCACGGAAAACTCCGCCTTCTCGCCGTTTTCCAGAATCAGCGTCAACACCACGCCCGCAAGACAACTTTCGCCGTGAAATGCTCCACGACGACGAATACTACCACGACCCTTCGGCTGTGTCAAGCGATTAGTAGGCATATTTACGCTGCCACCGCACACTCAAACAACTCCCGCTCAGTCGCGGGGCGACGGGCCAGTTTTCCGTCCTGGCCGTACAACGGGGAGTCCGGCCGACGCGACGTGATGGCGTCCGGGTCGAACTCGACGCCGCCCCACGACTTCCCGACATCGAACTCGGCGACAATCGGAACCCGCAGCCAAGACCAGTCGATGCCGGGCAGCACAGCGTCGGCGTAGTCCGGCAGATGCTCCATGATGCGCTTCATCATCTTCGCCACCGGAACGACCTCCTTCGCGGGACAATCGACCACGATGGAATCGTGTACCGTAACGATGGGAACCGACCGCCACCCCCGCCGCCGGATTTCCTCGTCGATGAGCACCAGCGCCATCAGAGTCATCTCCGCCGCGCCGTACTGCACGGGGAAGTTGATCGCCTGCCGCCTCGCCCGACCCACCAACTCAGGCAACGACGAAAACACCTCCGGCAGACGCCGAACCCGTCCGGTGTAGGACACAACCTGTCCGGTCCTCCGCACCTGCCTCCATAACCTCTCCATGTTGCCCACCAAGTCCTGGTGGGCGTTCTCGAACGCCCGAATCATGCGTTCGCACCGCGAAACGGACACGAACACCCCGTTCCGCCGTAGAGCGGTCTGGAGTCCTTCAGGACCGATGCTGTAAATGATCCCGAAGTTGACGGCCTTGGCGCAGGTCCGCCGCTCCTTCTGAACTTCCTTCGGCAACGCGCGGTACTCCTGCTCGGTCATGCCGAACACTTCGAGACACGTCCGCAGATGCAGGTCGTCTCCCTTGCGATACGTCTGAATCATCGGGCGGTCGCGGAAGAGGGACGCCGCGACCCGCAGTTCGATCTGCGAGTAGTCCGCCGACAGGATGTACCCGTCGTCGAATCTTGAGCAATACGCCTTCCGCATCGACAGGGGGATGTTCTGAAGGTTCGGGTCGGACGACGACAGCCGACCCGTCGCCGCCCCGCCCATGTGAAACGAGCCGTGAATCATCCCGTCCACAGCCTGGTGCAGCATCGGTTCGATGTAAGTCCCAAGCAGTTTGCTGGCCTCACGGTAGGCGAGAATCAGGGGAGCGAGCACGTTCCCCTCCCTCGCGTAGCCGTTCAGCACATCGCTCTTCGTGCTGAACATGGACCACTCCTTGCGGCGCACCATCTCCGCCGCGATGTCGGAAAGAGTCGCGGAAGGATTGTGCTTGACAGCGCGAGTCAGGCGAGCGGCGGCGACATCGAATCCGGTATCCGTGAACTCTCCCGGCAAAAGTCGGTAGTAGTCCCACAGCACCTTCCCGACCTGTGCATCCGAGCCTGGGTTGAACACGAACTTCGGATTCTCGGCTTTTCGGTCGGCCTCGTACCGCTGGACCTGCGCATCCGCCCGTATTGCGGATTCCGCTCCAGCGCGTTTCGACTCCCACTCGTCCCGCAACCGCAGGACCACCTTCTCATCACGACGCGCCCCCGCATACTCCATGCGCGCCAACGTCCGGCTCAACCGAGGTAGATACTTCTCGGCGATAACCTGAAAACGCTCGTTCTCCTTGTATTCCGGCAACGACCTCAAGCGGTGGAACACCCGAAGCGTTACGTCAGCATCGGCGGCGGCATAGGCGAACAGCAGGTCGGCCGGGATGTGGGCGTAACTCCCGCCCCTCGAAGGGTCGGCGTCCTTGTGGGATCGAACGTAATCGTCGAGCGGCTTGTGGTAGCCTCCCATGCCCGTATAGTGGACCGCCAAGCGGTCTAGGCCATGCGTCCCCCGCCGCTCGTCAATCAGCATGTGCATCGTCATCGTGTCATAGACCAGCCCAGCGATTTCCACCCCCAGCGCGTGCTGGATGTGCTGCCTGTCGAACTTCTCGTTCTGCCCTACACGAGGAACGTCCGCCGAAAAGAACCGCACCAGCGCGGCCTTGACGCGCTCCCTGGCATTTACGTCGCGTAAATAGGGGCTTTCGGGATGGTCGAACGGAACGACATACCCGGTCCCTTCTTCGTTTGAGAATGAGAAGCACAGAAGTCGCGGGAATCGGTCCTGAAACGGCGTCAGGGAGCCTGTCTCGGTATCGAAGGCCGTAACTACGCCCCTCCGCCCGTCCTCCAGCAGCGCGTCCACCAACGCCTCCACATCATCGGCTGACGTGAGCGTAACGTACCGCCCGGCTCCTTTCCGAGGCCGATACCCCCCGCACGCCACCTCCCCCGCCTTTCCGATGGCGTCGGCGAATCGGTCTATCTCGTGGTCGGCCCGCAGAACGTAGGCCGGGTGAACGCAAGGAACGACCCGCATGTCCTCCAGACCCCGCACCGTACACGGAACCACGCAACCACAGACGGTCGTGATGCCCGTCATGCCGGTCAGGTAGCCGAGACTGGCGTTGCCAAGAGGAACCAGGACTTTCGGCTTCCGCGCGGCTATCTCCCGCAGCAGTTCGGGGGCGCAGGACGCGATTTCGGTCCGGCTCGGCTCTCGGTTGCGGGGCGGCCGGCATCGAACCAGATTGGAGTAGCCGACCCGAACGTCTGGATGATGCTTCAGCACCACGTCGGCCACCACGTCGCGCAGCAGTTTTCCAGACCTGCCGACGAACGGCTCGCCCCGCTTGTCCTCGTCAGCCCCAGGAGCCTCCCCGACAAACAGGATGTCCACCGGCGTCCAGTCCTGCGATACGTTGCGGGTCCGTATGGTGTGCGGGTCGTGCAACCGCGCGACAATCTTGGCGGCGTCGCGCGCGAACGTCGCCTGCGGAACAGAACCGTCCGGCAAGGGCAACCTGAAATCCGCGCACAGGGGCGACAACGGGCAGTAGTTGCACCCCGTGCGCGGATTCTCCGACGACGGGGCTACGAGTCGATGCGCGGCTCCCACCGCCCGCCCGGCGCATTCTGGTCTGCGAGCCGCTGGTTTTCGGCCAACGCCTGCTCCGCCGTCATCATGCCGTATCGCGTTCCGTTCTCGTCCGCCAGCACCCACGGCGTTACCTCACTCATCCCGTTCGGAGTCAGCAGAACGTGCAGCAGCCACCGCAACCTCTCGTTTCGTTCGGGTACGCTCATAACTCCTCGGCAGTAGAAACACGCTTCGGCCCCGCCGATGCTCGGCGAGACACTCGGCCCGCACACCGCACTCCTCGCAGGCACGGCACACCGCAGGCTCCCCGTAACACGTCGGCAATCGGAAGGTCATACTTGAGAAAAAAACGGGGACGGCACGTTTCCGCACCGCCCCCGCGAGACGCTTCAGTTCAGTTCCGCCACGAACCGCGCCAGAGTCCGGTAGGCCAAGTCCTCCACCACCACGCGACGATTCGGAGCCGAAATCGACCGAGCATGCGCAGTCAGTCCGTTGACCCAGTTCCACAGGGTCAACTCCTCCGGCGCGCGCCCCTCGCTCATCGCCTCGTCCTGGGCCAGTCGTGTCACGGCCAGGTCCACCTTGGCCCCCCCGCCGTTGGACGACTCCGCGATGAACCTGCGGATGCTGACGATTTCATCGGGACTGACGAACTGATTGGCCGCTACCGACGACCACTCGATGAGGCGTTCAGCGCGGTGAACCGAACGAACCAACGACCCCTGCACCGCATCATGCACGTCCCCGCGATGCACCACGCGGACGACGGACTCATCGGAACGGCTGGTCAACCCGTTGATGCAAACCAGCCGCTCCATGTAGAGCGACGACAGGAACGAACGGTCCCCCGCGATGGAGTTCTGCGCGTCGGTCCCGATGCGCACGATGTCGCCTTTGCGGACCTCGACCCGCCTTGGCGTCAGGGCGGTGACACGGATGGACGGTCCGACAATCCACCCGCCGGAAATCTCCAGACCCGGCATCGACGACATGATGTAGTTCACCGCGCGGGCGTTCGACAAGGGAGAATACGAGTCCACACCGACGATGCCCTCGATACGGTTGTTGCGGCGGTCCACCACCAGACGGCGGGACGAGGCGAACTCCGCCTGCCAGACGTTGCGGATGACGCTACCAACCAGAGTCCTCGCCACGTCCTCGTCGAACTGAGCGACACGGCGAACGAAGGAGGAGGGGACGTTGCAGACGTGACAGAGGTCGCTGAAAGCCGCTTGCGACACGACCAGACCGTTTTCGGTCTGACCCGTCAAGTCGAACTCACCGAGAGCGGAACCGTCCACATACTCGACGGCGGCCTCCTGCTCGGTCAGGGCGCGCCGAAACTCATCGACGGCGTTGGCAGGATAGTGGACCACATCGGGGGCTGGCAGGACAAACCCCGGCGAGACGGGATCGGCTTGAACCGCCCCTACCTTGACTTTCGACGCGAACGACATAACTACTCCTTTCCGGGCACGCACCCCGGACGATTCGCAGGTTGACCATCGACCCACCGGGCCGCCCCGATGAACCATCGACGCCGAGAAGATATTACCGAACACTCCAACGCATGTCAAGCGTCATTTATCTACCGCTCGACAATCTTGCTACGCGCGCCAACAGCGGAACACCCTGGGAACGAGCCGCAAGCAAGCGGGGCAACTCATTCCTCCGGTCGTGGGGGTCGCCCCAGTCCAGCGACAGAACGGAAACACGGCACGGCAGAGCGTCGGCCAGCACCGCGTAGATAGCGGCAGCCTTCTCCGCCGCGTCAGCGTCCAGGGCGACGACACACTCGGTCATTCCGCTTTCCGCAAGGCGCACCAGCAAGTCCACCTGCGGACGGGCAATCGTGGACCCCATCAACGCGACCGCATAATCGAACGCCATGCAGTCCAGCGGCCCCTCGACCACCGCAACCAGCGGCGCGCCAACGCATCGGTCGAACCCCAGCAGGCAGTCCGTCCGGCGGTAGTGCCCGTCCTCGTTTGGCGGGTTCAGCGTTTTCGGAACACGATCAGAACTCAAAACCGTCCGAGTCGTGAAATACACCTGACGCCCGCCCTGCCAGACCGGAAAGACGACGCGCTGGGCGTACTTCCCGTAGGCACAATACCCGACCCCGAAATCGCGCGCCCGCTCCGGCGACACCCCGCGCTGGCGAAACAGATAGTCCGGGCCTCTCCGGTACGGACCGGATTTACAGCGCGATAAATGCCGAAACTCCGGCGGCAGGGGAACCGGCTTCGGAGGCGTTTCGACCGTAGAGACGGACCGCGACCGCAACGCTTCCTCCAGCCGCCCGGCTTCCACCGACAGCGGGGATTCATCCAGCACCGCCTGAGCCGCCGCGTCCAACTCGCCGCCGCACGCGGCCGTCAAGAGATACCGCACCGTTGCGGCCGAGAACCCGCATCGGTAGCAGAACGCCTTTCCCTTTGCGACGTTGACCCACAGTTTCCGCTTGGTGGACTCGTCGCCCACCCTGTCGATACAGAACGGACAATGATACTGATATTCCGGCCCTGAGCCGGTATGCCCGCCGAGCCGATCATCGAGGTAGGCTAACAGGCGGCCTTCATTCATCCCGCCTCCTGGGCTTTCGCAGGTTGAACTTCCGCTGCAACCTTCGCCTGTCCCCGCCGTCCCCCTCCGACCGGATTTCCAACTGCGACGGGTCCAGCAGGTCGGTAGAGACAATCTTGCACCTCGCTCGGTCGATGCTGCACACGACCACGCAACCGCTTTCCGTCTCGCGCATGGCAGCCAGCACCAGACGACACCGCCGGTCCACGACCTCATCAGCGGACTGGCAGAACGCCACCGCCGCGTCCACGATGGCGGCCTTCTCGAATGATTCGGCGAGGTCGGCGATGGTCAGAATATCCTTGTCCAGCGAATCCCGCTTCGCCTGGCTCCCAGTCCATACGGCGACGTTGTAATCGCCCGCGATTTCGCGCAAATCCTCGTAGATACCCGCCTGCTCGTTCCGCATCTCGCCCAGACGCCGCTCGGCCCGCATGATGTCGGCGTAATCGACAATGAGCAAGTCGGGCCGAAAACCCTGCCCTTCCAGAACGGACAGATGAGAACGAATCATCGTGGGCGTGAGTTTTCTCGTCGGGTAGGACTTGACCACCAGGCGTCCCCGAACGAAGGACCGCGCCCGCTCCGCCAGACCCGCGACGTACTTTTCGGGGTCCGTCCCCCGATACTGGAAATAGGGGCCGGACAGTCGCGCGTCCAACCGCCGGGCTATCTTCCTGTCCGCCATCTCGCACGAGTAGTAAACGACGTTGTACCCCATGTGCGACGTGATGGCCCCGAAGGCGAAGTTGATGAGCGCGGATGTTTTCCCGCGCTTCGGAGGCGAGAAAATGCACCCCAACTCCCCGCGCCCAAGACCGCCTCCCATCGCTTCGTCGAGATGGACGATGCCTGTCGGGATGTATTCCTCGTCGCCGTCCGACTCGTACCACGTCTTTCGCTCGTCGGAAACGTGATAGGAGATACCGATGTCCAGAACGTCCGCACCGACCTGCTGCGCCTCCTGAATCAGCGGAAGAACCGCATCGGAATCCCCTGCGTCGATACGGCTCGCCGCCTTGAGCACGGCATTGACCATCGCGCGCTGTTTCCCGAAGGCGACCAGTTTCGCCGCCACCGCCGCCTCGTCCCCCACGTCATCGGCGTAGAGAGCAGAAACCAGTTTATCGACACCCTCACGGCCCTTTTCCCCCGCCAACTCCCTCGCGGTCTGCGCGAGCGTTTCCCGATGGGGAACGGCGCGTTCGGAGTCCACATGGCGCAGCAGGGCCGATGCGACGCAGCGCATCGCGTCGGTAGAGAAATACTGCGGGTCCAGAACGGAACGAAATCGCAACGACAATGACGGCGAGCGAGACAGGACGGCCAGCGCATGACGCTGGAAGGACTCGCTGAACCGCTCACGGTACGCACCGTGGTCCACCACAACCTCCATGTAGGACGAGTGGCTTCCGTCGAGTGCCGGGGGTTGTGGTGTACCCGCTGGTTTGCGGCAGGAGGGTTGACGCCTTACGACGCCAAGCACCCGGCACTCGACGGAAGCCACCCGTTCACCGCAACGCCGATACAGTAGCACAAACGCAACAGAAGTCAAGCCTGACCGGGAAGCCACGCGCGGCCCTATTTACGCTGCGTAAATCAAGCCGACAGGAGATACGCGCGGCCCTATTTACGCTGCGTAAATCAAGCCTGACCGGGAAGCCACTCGCCGACCACATTTACGCTGCGTAAATCGCGCGGACAATCGGGGGCGTACCGCCGAACGGCGGCAATGATGTCGTCCCACTCCACGTCGTCGGGCGTCGTGATGCCGATGCGATTCGCCAAACCGGCACGACGGCGGTTGGCGACGGCACAGGCGGCAGCCATGAAAGCGGCGCGAATCATCCTGTCCACCACGTCGGAACCGTAGTCGCGCCGAATCCTTCGGCCCTCTGGACTCGCCCCTTCCAGACGCAGCGCAGACCACAACGGCGGACCGGAAAAGCGCGCGCCTGACAACAACGATTCCCCGTACTCCGTCTCCGCTTCGGTCAACTCGACCAGCATCGTTTCGAGTTTTCCGCGCTCGGAGAAAGCCGACGCGAACTTCGCCCCGTACCGCTTCTCCGCAGCGGAGCGGAAAGCCTCGTAGCGGTACATGGCCCGTAATCCGAACAGCATGTTCGGCTGGAAGCCCAGACTCCTGCCGCGAACCTTGATTCGCTGCACGGCATCACGCAGGGATTCCATCTGAGCGCGAACATAAACAGCGGGGTCGATTCCCTTCCGTCCGCACAGTTCAACGACCTGGAACATCGCGTAGTCGTAGGCACACTTCGACTTCGGGTTCGGCCTGCGGCCGTACACGTCCGCATAGACCCGCTCATAAAGCGTCCCGTCCGGCTTCCGGTCCGCGAGCGAACTGCGGAAGGCATCCAGGGCGCGCTGGGACGCTTCCGCCAGCGACAACACGCCAGACCACTGGGCGCAGACGCGGCGGCACTCCGAAGCGAACGGACAGGAGGCGCAGAGGCCCTCGCGTCCGTAACTCCGCCCGTAGCACAGCGGACGGCGCGCAGGTGCAGGTGTTCGATCAATCCGCACGGACCAACTCCTCGAATGGCAGAAGGTTATCGGGGGGATTCGCCGGGTCCACGCTCGCAGGCCACTCGGTCAGCAGCGTCACGTCATACCCCTCCCGCTCATACGCCTCAACCCGCTGGACGGCATGACTCCAAAGCACCGGGCTGGACGTAGGCGCGATGTCCACCACCCACAGGTCGGTCGGGCCGTCCCTCTGGACCCGCATCCCGCGCCCGATTCGCTGGATGGTCGGGACGACCGACTTGACTCCCTCGGCCAGCACGATGGCGTCGATGGCAGGCACGTCCTCGCCTTCGTCGAAAATAACGGTAGCGAGGATGACGTTGAACGTCTGGTCCGTAAACGCAGCCTTCGCCATGTCCCGCAGCCGGGTATCCGTCCGCCCCGACAGTTTGGCGTGCGCGATGCCCGCATCGGAAAACGCGCGATGCAGGCGTTCCAGATGGTCCATCCTACGGCAAGGAACAAGCACTCTCCGGTCCCGCTCGACCAGCCAGCGAACAGCCGCCGTAACCGTCCGGTTGTGATGCTCGCTCTCGACGACGCCGCGACGGTACGCCGTCGCGTAGGGCATGGGAACGGAAACCGAATCCCCGTCCTCGTCCAGCACCGTCTCGACAGACGGCAGGGAAGGACCGCTAGCGCTGGCCGACGCGATCACCACGATGCGAGGACGCCTCGCCAACCCGACCGAAATCATGTCGGAGGCCGATGCGTCGTAGATGACCGGACCTGTCGCACCAATGAGCCGAAGGTCCGCCACCTCATCATCCTTGATCGGCGTACCGGACATCCCATACCGACGAACCGCAGGGCAGACCATGCCGACATCGAACCAACTCGTTGAGGAACCGGCATGATGGCACTCGTCGTAGATGAGAACGCCCGCTTCCCGAACCAGCCGCCGAACCGCCGGGTCGCAGGGCCGGAGGGAATACCGGCGATTTCTCGCGCTGTAAATGCGCTTCGGCCAGTACGCCGCCAGCGATTGCGCGGTGGCGACCGTAACAGTCCCCGCCGTCTTTTCGCCGTCCCCGAACTGCCCGACCTCGATGTCGTCCCCGTAGTATTGGCGAAACACCCTCGCGGTCTGTCTCGCAAGACCCCGACGGCTGGTGATGACCAGCGATTTCAAGCCACACTCCTCCCACAGATAGCGCGATACGGCTGCGGCAATCGCCGTCTTGCCGCTTCCCGTCGCGCTTTTCACGACGCCCCTTTCGTGCGTGAGCATTGCCAGGACGGCCTCGTACTGATGGTCCCAAAGCGTGATGCCCGCGAGATACTTCCTGTCGAAACGGCTCAAGTCCAAGGGCGCGCTGCGCGCTTCCGTGAGTACCGAAACCGCGTAGCCCGCTTTCCTCAGTTCGCTCGAAATGTAATCGGTCAATCCGGCAGGAAACTTCCGCCCGATGTTCAGGCGAATCTTCCCGTCCCACCTGCGCTCACGGTAGGCGGAGTTGAAGAACCGCTTCGGGTCGTCCAGAGCCAGGGCGCGCTCCATGACCGCCTCGCCTCCCTGCAGGAAGGCCCACGCGCCTCGGATGCTGATGACGGCTCGACGCATTGTTCCGGCAGCGGTTCGATTTACGCGCTGTCCCAAAGGGGTTGCCTAAGTACCTAGTTCTCCAAACTCTAATCTGTAGTCACATAGGGGGCCAAGGCGCGCGTGCGCGCACGCGCGATAGCAACAGTTATCACCTTTGTCAAGATGTTACACGGCGGTTCGGAAAAGTCAACGAAAATCTCGTTGTTTTCGAGAAAACTCCGCCACAATCTCGTCAACCGACCGAGATATGCCGTGCAGGAGAGACGGATTGATGGCATCGCCCATCCCGAAGCGTTGGCCCATATACTTGTCCCGTAGGATCGACCACGGAACGCCGTACTGGAGCGCGATAGATAGGGTCGTCGCCCACGCATTGACCCACCCCGAAAGTTCTGTCCCGCTCTTGGCGACCTTGACGAACACCTCGCCTGGGCGTCCGTCGGGGTAGGCGTTCACCGTAACGTAATACTCGAACCCGCAGGCGGCTCCCTTGCGGGTTATCCCGTATCTATCCGTCGGCATCCTCTCGCGCTCAGACATGCCTCACCTTGCCAGAACAAACGCGGTGTTGATGGCGTCCCGATAGGCTGGCTTGTAGCCCGCTCTCGAAAGCAGGTCGTGGACTGCGACGGCTTTGGCCCGCTCCTGTTCGGCCTCGTCCGAATGGGGGAAGTCCATCAGTTCGTGTAGTTCAACGATGATGAGTTGCGGGACGTACCGCGACAGCCCCGCTCCTCGCAACACGTCCAGTTCAGACCCTTCCGTATCCACCACGAGCAGTTGATACCGCTCCGGCCACCGATACGCGCCCAGCAGGGTTTCGAGTGCTACCGCGCGAACATTGACATTCGGCTGGAGAACCGGCACTTGTGCGGGACACGTCGTGGACAATGCACCAGCGGAGTAGAGGGTCAGCATCCGCTCGGCGTCGGAACAAGCCACGTTCTCGACGATGACCCGCTGGCCAAACCGATACTCGGTCGTGTCCGGCGAATAGAGAGCGGCGCAGGCGGCATAGTTTGACGGTTCCGGCTCAATCAGAAGCCCGTTCCAGCCGGACTCGGCCAGCCGCCTCGTGAACGAGTAGGTTATCCCGTCGTAGGCCCCGACTTCGACGAAGTGGCCGTCATCGGTGTACCCGAAAGCGTAACGAAACAGCCGGTCGGCGATGGACGGGTCCATCTGGACCGTCGGCACAAAGTCGTATCGGCTCATCGCTCATCCCTCTCGCGGGATTGTACCCAGCGGTGTCAGGAAACCCACGACGGCTTGCGGTCGGGATGGCTGGCCCACCAGAGCGTCAGACCGTCCTGCGCCGCCGATAGCAAGGGGCTGGTCGGGAGCGGGAAGTCCTGTAGTTGCCGCTGCGTCCAGACCAGGAACGCCGCCAGCAGGGCGATGCAATAAGGCCCGCTCCGGCTCCCGAATCCGGGGATGTCGTACTGGCCGAACTGACCCTTCGCGTTGCGCATCCACAGGGGCGCGTGCGCACTGGCTTCTCCGGCGGCGTCGGCGGCGGCCTTTGCTTCGTCGAACGTCATCCGGTCGAGGCGATCATACACGCTCACGGAGTAGAACAGGACGCACCCGTACAGCGCGGGGTCGCCAGTCCACCCCGACGGTGGACTGGCGACCTGCGCGAGCCGTTGCCGCAACTTCGGCTTGAGCGGGGCGGGATATCGAAGCCGTGGTTTGCTCACGGTATTTACGCAGCGTAAATCACCTGACCGGACCCTTCAGGAAGTAGTCTCGGATGGCCTGCCGCTTGTCGCTGGACCGGCAATACGACAGCATGCGCTCCAACCGCGCGATTTCGCGGGCGCGCTTGGCTTCGATCTCATCCCACGGAAGCACGTCGTCCAGCACGTCGGGGCGCGACAGCAGTTCGGTGGACTTGCCGTTGAACGTGGGCGACACCGTGATCGCGCCATAGTCCTCCTCCAGCGTGTCCAGGGCACGCTTGACGGTGGCTTCCGACCGCGACACGGCGTTGGCGATGTCCTCGCGGTCCAGAACCACGTCCAGGGTCTTCAGGTCCGTGCCGCCCAACGTCGGCTCAACCACGGTATTCAGCAGGTAGTCGGCAACCTCCCGCTCGGTCCGGTTCAGTTCGGGGTTGCTCGCCGCCGCCCGCAGTTTCGCCACGTTGACTTTGATCTCGCTGCCGCTGGCGGCGGGAGCGCGGCGGATGACCCGGCGCAGTTCCAACGCGGACAGGATGGAGTGTACCTGCGCGTCGGTGATGGTGTTGGGGCCGTGCTCCGCACATAACTCGTAGGCGATGGACGCCGCCGACTTGCGCAGAACACGCACCCGCTTGGTCTGGTCCAGCAGGTACGACCACACAAGGTCATACAGTTCCCGGCGCGGATTGGACTGGTCGATGAACCACTTCCGAAGCGATACGCTCTTTTCGGAGTAGATGATCGTTACCGCACTGGGCTGTCCATCCCGACCGGCACGCCCGGCTTCCTGCGCGTAATCCTCCAGACAGCCCGGCACGCCGAAATGGAGGACGTTACGGATGTTCGGCACGTCGATGCCCATGCCGAACGCGCAGGTCGCCACCACGACCGGCGTGCGACCCGACTTGAAGTTTTCCTGCACGGTCACACGCCCCAGCACCTTCCGCGTGCGCCCGTCCTCGTCGCGCTCCACCGAATCGTCGCGCTTCATGCCCGCATGGTAGAACGCGACGCGCTCGGCTCCGGCCGCATACGCGGCACGGCAACGGTCCTGCCACGACAACGCCTTCGCCTCCGGTCCCAACGTGCGGAACCCGATCTGCTCGGCGATGATCTTCGTGAGTAGTTCGGCCATCTTCCGTGTGCCGACATAGACGATGTGCCGACCGTTCACGATGTCCCACTGGCCGACGACGCGCTTGAAGGTCTCCAAGTCGTTGTCGGCGAACACAACTCGATAATCGAGGTTGGGGCGGATCGGGTCGGCGACGATGCGCGTGTAATCGCCCGTGACGCCCAGCGACCGCATGATGTCCGCTTCGATGTCGCCGGTGGCCGTTGCGGTTACGGCGATGATCTGCGGTCGGGTGCCGCCGCGCCCCCCACAGGCGGCGCAGGTGGCGACGGTGTTGCCCTCGGCGTCCACGGTTGCGGCGTCGCCGTCGCACTCCGGGCAGACTTGCGAGATGTACCGCAGACAGTCGGCAATCTGGAGGTAGGCGGGCCGGAAGTCGTGCCCCCAGCGTGACGCACAGTTATGCGTCAGGATTCCTTCGGCGAAGTAGTTGTGCTCGCCAGCGACCGTGAGCGCAAACACGACTCGATCATCCCACGCGCGCGGTCCGGTTTCGTCGTAATCAGGTCGTTCGACAACCTCAACACGGTCCACCCGGCAGCGGACAACCGCGCATCCCGCCTCAGGTCCAGCGACCGACGCGCTCCGCTGTGCGAACGTCAGTGAACACGCCTCCCCCTCGCCCCCGTCCGCTCCCAATGCCTGTCGGGAAATACCCGACCGCAGAAGCAGCACTTCGTCGCCCGTGTTGACCTGACCCGCTGCGACATATCCTTTGCCGATCACGAACACCGGATGGTCGTCCGTGAGCAATACGCTACCCGATGGGGCCACCAGCCGCAACAGGCGGCGACAACCCACGAACTTTACCTGCGTCTCCGTGACGCGACGCACAACAACACGCTGACCGTCGTAGGCGTACACCGCGTCTCCGGCTTGGATGGTTTCGATGGGTACATCCCCCGTCGGTGTGCTAATCCGGGTTCCCGCCGGATGACAATGCGCCTCGTCAACGACCAAGTAACTGACGCGGGTTTGCTGGAGCGCGGCGCGGAACCGGCGGGTCTTCAGGGTCTCCGGCGAGACGTAGAACAGCCGGAACTCCCCGTCGGCCAGACGCCGCAGGCGAGCGTCGGCTTCTGCCTCGTCGATGTGCGAGTTGACGAACGACGCGGCGATGCCGCGTCGTTCCGCATCATCGCACTGATCCTTCATCAGCGCGATAAGCGGAGAGACCACCAGCGCGGTGCGCTCGGTGTCGAGTAGAGCCGGAATCTGAAAACAGGCCGACTTGCCCTCGCCGGTCGGGAGGACGGCGAGCACGTCGCTCCCTGCCGCGACGGCCTCGATGACGGGAACCTGACTCCGCCGAAAGTCGGCGTGCCCCCAATGCCGCTGAAGCGCGCTACGCGCGTTCTCTAGCGTGAACCGCATGATGTACCTCCGTTGCTTCGGGTGCCCGGTCGAGCGACACGCCCGACCACCGTATCCCGCGTAGTCGTACTATGAAAAGAAAAGCGGGCGGCGCTTGCGCGCCGCCCGCCGTATGGTATCACGATCCCAACTCGGCGTGAGTCGCAACCCTCACCGCCGCCTTCGCGGCATCGGAAAACCTGACCATACTGACCTCCTGTAAAGACCACCGAACCACAACACCAGACAGTATATCGCCGCTTTTCACGTTGTCAACGACAAAATCTAGTGTCAACGTAAATCGTTACGCCGCCATAGGTTATGCGACCGGATTTCCGCGCCACGCACGGACGCGCTCCAGCCGTGCAACCGTGATCGACCGCAGGCGCGCCCGCAGGTTCGCGCGCCATCCGGCGACGCGGTGGACGCGCTGCTGCCTCTGGAGCAGCGGCCGGTCGTCCCGCGTGTGCAGGACCGTCACACGGAT